GAACAAATATCGTTCAATGATGCGAAGAATGGAACAAGGTATGGGCGAAGAAAATATACCTGCACCTATGAATATGGGTATGGATAGTATGCGAAACCTTGATAGAATGGGTGGAGAGGCAATACCTCCAAGACAAGATATGGGTATGGACTCTATGAGTAGAGATGATGCAATGCGAAGAGTATTAGACCCTAGAAGTGCTGTTCGTGCAGAAGAGATGGGCAAAAATCTGTCAATGTTAGAACAACAAATGGCAGGCCTTAGCATGTCAGATAAAGAGGCAATAGAAGCATTAACTAGTATGGGTATATCATTAGAAGATGCCATGCAGGCAGTTTTAGACCCACAATCTGTTGTTCGTGAAGGTGAAATAATGGGACCTGCTTTAGGTGCTCTGCCAATGCCTAGACCTGCAACACGTTCCGTTACCCGTGAAGGTGAGATGGGTGCAGATAGAACTCAAGATATGGATATGCAAAAATTCAATATGGGAACATAGGCGAATAAATGGCAAAAGAACCTTTTTCACTTAAAGACGTAAGTACATTAAAAGAAGGTATTTTGGCAGAAGAGGCTGGTACAAAGCCTCTTTCTCGTTTTGGTGTTGATTTCTCTTTAAGACCATCAACAGTATTTGGTGCTTTGCCGGGTATAGGTGATTTAGCTATTCTTGGACAAGCCATTGGTAAAACACAATTAGAAAGTTCTGCGACCAATTTACTTAATTCAACAAGTCCTAATCAATTAGATACAGGACTTGGTGCAATAATGAAAAGGGCAGGAACAGGTAAAAGTGCTACAAGTGCAGTTATAAACGAAATCAAACAATTTAAACAAAACGACCCATATTCAACAACAGAAAACATAAGTCGTGATGATATACAAAGATATATGATGGCGAAAAGACCAGACTTAGATTTGGCACCTATACAAATACCTAGATTTACCAAAGATGAACTAGATGCTAAAAGTAATGACTTTTACAAAGCACAGCAACAATATTATACACAGCCATATTCAAGTGGTAGAACTGCACAAAACATTACAGGTACAGGTTTTAGAGGAGGCATAAGTCCACAAGATAGAGCCATGATAGAAGAAGACCAAGTAATATCTGGCTTTAGTAGTTTTCGTGATGCCATGACAGGTGGATATTATGATAATGAACTTAAATCAGTAAGTGATTTTGCAGAAGATAAGATAAACCAAACAAATGTAACAAACATGAAAGGTTATGACCCTGCATTCGCAAGGGCAGTAACATTAGAAAATCAAAGAGAAGCAGGTAGTGATACTCCAGCAGATTCAACATTTCTTTGTACAGCATTTTTTGAAATGAAAGATTTACCAAGAAATATATATAAATATGATAAAATATATGGGCAACAAGTAAACAGACGAATATATGACGGTTATGCTATTTGGGGTAAACCTATGGCAGAGAGAGTTAAAAATAAGAAACTAGCATATAAAATTATGAAACCAATAGTTTGTGCTTGGGCAGAGCAAATGGCATTTGACCTATCTAATGGTAAGGTAGGCAAAAATAGACTTTCAATCAAGATAGGTAAAGTTATTGGAGAAGCAATTTGTTATTCAATAGGTTTATTTATTAACCTTAAAGGAGACATAAATGGAAGAAATAGAAGTAGGCAACATGGAGAAGAACGAAGAGTTGTTCGAGGAGAAAATGGGCTTCCCAAGAAACGCGGAAGGCCTAGAATTAACAGACGAGCAACTAGTTAACTTCTTATTACTCTGCCATCAAACAATGATGCTTCCAGATGAAGAAGAAGAAATGGAAGAAGAAGACCATCATGGCGATATGAAAGTTAAAATCATTAAGATGGATTCTGGCAATGCTCATGAAATGATGAATGACATTCTAGGACCTATGGGACCAAAGGTTATGTAATGCCCGGAACATCTGCAAAAATGGGAGCATTAACCAATCTACCAAAAGAAGGTATGCAAAAAGCAGAATTACCTTTGATGAAACTTGAAGATTTACTTGAAAGTGTAGGTTATGCCGACCTAGAACCAACAATTAGAAATATGATGGCTTCAGACGTCAAAGAAATACAAATACAAGGTTTGATGTTAATGAAAGAGCTTCAAAGTCTTGGAGAGGGAATGTAATGCCATTTAGTAAATATTCTAAAAAGCAAAAATCTCTTGCAAGAATAGCAAAGCCTAGAACAAAGATAACAAGTGCAGACTTTGCAAAATTAAGAAAGAAGAAAAAGAATGGCAAAAAAACCAACAAAAAGAAGGTTTAACAAGGTACCAAAGACAAAGAAGGGAACTCCTAAGAAATATGTCGCAGGTGCCAAAAACCCTAAGGCAAGAGAAAGAGAAATAAGAAGAACTGCCAAACTTTACAAAGAAGGTAAACTTACCAAAGCACAAATGGATAAGATAAGTAAACAAAGGAGCAAATCCTAATGGCAGAAACCAAGAAGAAAACCACCACAAAAAAGAAATCTGGTAAATATTCATCTGTCAAGGGAGCAGGTAGGTTCTCTAAAGAAAAGCTAGATAAAGTCTATAAGAGAGGTCTAGGTGCTTATTATAGTTCTGGCAGTAGACCAAAGACATCTGCACATCAATGGGCTATGGGTCGTGTTAAAAGCTTTGTTTCTGGAAAAGGTGGAGCAAGAAAAGCAGATGCAGATTTGTTAGGTGGTAAGAAAAAGAAAAAATCATAGAGGTCTATTATGAAAAAATCAGTTGAAGCACCAAAAGGATATCATTGGATGCAGAGTGGTAAATCATTTAAATTAATGAAAGACCCTGCAGGAGGTTACAAACCACACAAAGGTGCAAGTAAGAAAGCATCTTTTGAGATACAAAAAGTTCATAAAGGCAAGTAATGGCTAAGTTAGGTAAATTTATAACAGGAGCATTAGGAGAGATAATCACTAATAGAATGGCACCAGAAAGAGGTGCATTAACAGACCTTATGCAAATGAAAAGAGAAAAGGCAGACCCTGTTAATACTAATGAAGAACAAAAACTCAAAATGATGGGTGTAACAAAATCAGAACCAAGAATGGTAGACCCAAATAGAGTGAAGATATATCAAAAAGTGATTGATGATATAATGCAAAAAGAAAAAAATCCATTTGAAGCATATGAAGACGATGAAGGTTTTCAGTTTGCAAATAAGAAAATGGCAGAGGCATTAAAAGAAGCCTTAGAAAAAGATGACTATGAAGATGCAAGAATATTCATGCAAGATGCTCAAATACAATTTGAAAATCAAGGATTTGCAGACTCTGAGGCAGATAATTTTATTGATAGTGTTTTAGAAGATATCTTTTACGGAGATGATTAATGGCTGAATATAAAGGTAGAAAGGTAACTCTTAATAAACCTAGACGAATTAGAAAAGGTGAACCATCTTATGGTAAAAAGAAATCTATGGTTTATGTTATGGACAAGGGCAAAGTAAAAAAGGTTACATTTGGCGACCCAAATATGAGGATTAAGGTTACATCACCTGCTAGAAGAAAATCATTCAGAGCAAGACATAACTGTGATACTACCACAGATAAGACAACAGCAAGATATTGGTCATGTAAGGCTTGGTAGATGTCAAAAGCAGGTGGTATATTTAAATTTGGTTATGGTGTATTAGATGATTTAGGCTTTTTCTCCCCTACAGAAAAGGCAATAGATGCTCTGGGACAAGATAAATTCCCTGCAAAAGACCTATACAGACTAGAAGATGGTAAACCTGCTGGTCTTTTATCAAAGTTTGGTAGACCAGTACAAGACGAAATGATATTTACAGGTCTTGAAGATTCGATATTGAATGTACCAGATGGTGGAAGCATTACATCACAAGAATTAAAAGACTATTTAGCAAAAAATAAAACAAGAATTGAAGAAACTGTTAAAAGCCAAAAAGGTTTTGAAAACGAATACGAACCTTTTAATATTGATGTTATAGAAACAGATAATGATAGATATGGCATACAAAGTTTTCTTTACGATATTAATGATGATAACCCAAGAGCATTAGAATTGTTTGCAGAGGTAGATGCAGATGCAAATAGACTTGGTACTATTCAACAGCCACTCATAAATAAAATAGACTTTGACGATTTAAGTATGACATTTAAAACAGATTTAAATACAGACTTCTTTGAGGCTGCAAGAGGTGCTCGTGTTTCAGACCCAGCCAAAACAGCCTTAGAAGAAATAGAACGAAATACACAAAATATTGCCAAAATAGAATTTAGACCAAGAAACGATGCAGACTCAGATATTATGTATAAAATACAAGGCAATAATAATATTGGTTATGAGATACTTGGAGCAAAACAAGACTCTGATGAGGTATTCAATATAGGAAGAGCAGATAGTTTTAATGAGGCAAAACTGCAATTAGATGGATTTCGTAGAAGAAGAAATAATGTAGATGAAGATAAATTAAAGCCAATGCACGAGGTTTACACCTTACCGGGCGGTGAAAACTATCAAGAAATCTTATTAAAAATGCCTGAACCTATAGATAATGTTGCTAGTACATTAGGTAAATTTGATGATGTTGTTAATCTTAATGATGTTACAAATGTTAATAGAGGTGCAAGTATAAATCTTGGCAACATAACAGGTAGTCCCTCAGATGTTTTCATTAACAAATATGATTATGACAGTTTTAAAGATGGAAATAAAATTAGGATAGATACCAATAGAGGTTTTAGAGAAATACAATACAATAAAGAAAAAGACCAAGTTGAATTATTAAAAACAGATTATAAAAACTATTCACATACAGCAGACGAAGAAAATGTTGTTGTATTCACAAGAACAAAAGACAGAGTAGATGAAGATGGTAGAAAGATATTGTATGTAGAAGAAATGCAATCAGATATGTCGCAACAAGGTAGAAAAAAAGGTCTTGTTATGGGACAAAATGAGAAAAAGGCATTTATAAATAGGAATAATAAGGCAGTCTTTGGCGATGTATTAGATTCAATAGAAAAATTAAAAGAAACAACAAACATTGCTGATTTGAAAGGTGCAAGAACATCAACAACAACATATGATGACTCTTCAGTAAGAAGACTGCAACCATCTTTTCAAAACGTTGGTTTTAAAGATACTTTTGGTATTTTGCCAGATATGGATTACGATAAGGCACATAACTTTGAAGATATCGTTAAAAAACAAATGACCAAATATAAATTTAATGAACTTAAAGATAATCAAGTAAGGTCATTTTCTAATAGAGGTATAGATAAAAAAAGTGCTCAAAAATTAAATGCTGAGGCATTATTACAAGATGGTATAAAAGTACCAGAAAACCTTTATAATGATGTAACAGATTATGTTGATATGAGTAAATTTAAAGAAAAGATTGATGCTATTGAAACCGTGTTGGCAAATAAAATACTTACAAAAGAGTTTCAGAAAAGACCAGATATTCAGTCTATTGCAGGAAAAGCAGAATTTGATAAATTACAAGCATTTAATAGAGATATGTTAAAAAGATTTATGGGCGAAAAAGAATTTAATAAGTTTATCAAAGATGAAACAAACGATACCATAGATGGTGTCTTACCTTTTTATCTTGACTATACAAAATACCCAGAAAAACCAGATAATATGACTGCCCTAGAATTTTATAATTCTCTTGGAGATGATGATATTATAAAAGTTATTCCAGATAGTGAATTTAATTATCCTCATAGTAGCGAAACAGCAAGAGATAGACTTGGAGGAACAGGAAAATCTGAATTAACAAAAGCAGAATTTAATGAATCTTATATACAAAAAGATTTAGAAAGAAAGATTAAGAAACAACTAGATATACGAACAACTTATGGTACTAATGAAAATGCACTTGCAGAGGGATTTGATTATTCAGATAATTCCCTTGATGAGGTGTATGATGGTATAAAAGACCTTCAATCAAATCTTGGAAAAGCTGTAACGTATGATGTAAAACTAAGACCAATTGGGAATATACCATCAGCACCATTTATTGGTTCTTCTGAAAGATTTACAGAACTGGCAATAAAAAGATTAATGCAACATGCCAAAGACAATGATTATGATGGTATCGCCTTTTCTTCTGGCAAAATACACGATAAGAGATGGAACCAACCAGAATTAAAACAATATTATGATGTTATTATACCAAAGGTTGCAAAGAACCTATTGAAAGGTACAGATGCAAAACTTGAATATACAGATATATTCTTAGACCAAGAGTCTTTAGATGAAGCAACAGACTTGATAATGAATAATAAAAGATACGATTATTTTGATAGAGATGTAAACACAGAATTAGACCGAGCAGACCCATTACTTGGTCAAAAAGATGGTTTTAAAGGTTATATTGGTGATACACCAACCATCTATTTAACACCTAAAGTGAAAGAATATATTGAATCTGGTGTATCTTTGTATACACCAATAGTTGCTACAGGTCTTGCAGGTACTGTGGCAAACCAACTTATGGGAAGTGAAGAAGATATTATTACAGAAGAGGGAATATAATGTCGGCAGTAAAAAAGGTAGCTAATGCAGAGATAAGAGCGGCAAAAAAGTTTCTTGAAAGAAGAAAGATAGAAACGAAAGAAATAAGCCCAAAAGATTTTGCAATGTTGGCAGGTAAACTTGACAAGAGTTTTAACCAGACATTAAAATTATTAGCAAGAAAACTTACAGCAGGACAAGTCTAATGAACGTTGTTGAATTTTTGAATAATTTAGAAATGAAAATGCCAGAAGTTAATATTGAAGGTAGTAAAAAATCACAAACAGATTATGTGCCTTTTTCGCCAAATCCCATAACAGTAGAAACAGATTCGATAGCAGGCGATATAGATTTAACATTTGAAACACCATCAGGAATACAATTTGGTGGTGGAATATCGCCAAGATTTTTTGAAGGCGAGGTTAATTTTCCTCAAGATATACAAGAAATGGGTGCCCCTGCCTCACAAAAATTTGGTTCTGGACTATCACTTGCACAAATTAGGGCATTTCTTAATTTACCTATTGATGATACATCTTCAGTTCTTTTTGGAACTCAATTTGAAGACGATATATCAAAAAGACCAGATGTTAATATAAGATACCAAAAGAGATTTTAATGGCTGAGTTATCGTCACGAGAGATTACACAAAGAAAGATTGCAGATGCCTTAGATTATCTTGGCGAGAATTATAATATCGTAGATAAGGCAGTACGGGAAGGTAAAGCAACCAACATGGATATCGCAAGAGGATTTACTGGAGATGTAAAAAGCGATAAATTTGTAGAGAACATTGGATTATTAGATTTTACACCTGCAGGTACATATTTTGCTTTTGAAGAAGGCGAAAAGGCAATAATGAAGGCAGAGCCAGATGCCTTTAAAAGAAGTATGGCAGTATTAAGTGCATTAAGAAAACCATTGCAAACTGCTATTGATAGACCAGATATAGGAATGCCTGCAATAGATATGATGGCAGGTGTGGTTGAGGCAGTACCATTTCTTGCAGTAGCAACAAAGCCTGTAAAGAATTTCCTTAAATCGCTGAAAGCTAAGGCTACAGAGCCATTAGATGACGTGGGTATGAATATACAAAATACATCTTTACCTACATCAGGCGAGGCGAATACGACGACAAAATTAGCAGAAAATCAAGATTTTGACCCAAGTAGAAGAAAGTTTGTAAAAGATATTGGAACATTAGGTGCATTAGGTGCAATTTCAACACAAGTACCAGATGCAATAAAAATGGTTTCTAAAGCATCAAAAATGATAAAACCAAAAATTACATTTACCTCAGCACAAAAAGCATTTATTAGACCACAACTTATAAATTATTTAGAAGATATGTCAGATAGTGAAATGGGATTAGCAGATACAGTAACAGATTTGCTTTTTGATAGAGTACCTGCATATAGAAATATGAAGGTTAGAGAAATAGACGAACAAGGTAAATTTGGTAAGCAATACATTAAAGAAACATATGGGATTGATGATTTAAATGAACTATCGTTAGAAGAAATTATGGATAACGAAAAATTGGTAGATGATTTATCAGTAGATGTTGCAGGTGATAATGAATTTGAATTTAGGTATGCAGTACAACAAAAGGCATTAAATGATGGTGGGAAGATTGATAAAGATAATTTATTGTCAGAACCAGCAATGATGGATTTATATACAGATGATAAAACTGTTAATGAAAGAAATAAAGCAGTAACAGATTATTATAATACCTTAAAAGAAGAAGGCAAATCTCCAAATGATATAGCATTATTTATGCGAGAAAAAAATTACGACCCGATAAATCAGCTAACAAATTAAAACCCTAGCCAAATTAATGACTAGGGTTGGCGAGGGGAGGACACCTCCTTTAAACTTTATTCAATAAAAATGCCCTATGCAATACCCTTTCTCTTTGTTTTTGATTTAGATTAGAAATCACATTTAAAACCTTGATTGCATATTGTCTTTCTTGTTCTACATTAAAATCGTAGGTTCTTGGTTTGCTTTCTTTTATAATCTCAAACTGTTGTTTTATTAATTCCATATCAAAGCCATGTTTATCAATAAGTTCCTGCACCTCTTTTTGATTAACTTTGTCTTTAGATATGATGGTTGTATTTGCCATTTATTTTCTCCCTATCTAACAATTCTTATTGGTTTAAAACCGATTGGTGCTACCAAATGAGCAATTTTTGTAGATAAATCAACGATTATATCCCCACAAGATATAGAATAAAATTTATCAAGCTTTTCTACTTTATCATGTTCTATATTACCAATCTGAAAAACATCGTTCAGATTATCAGCATTGATTATCCCTGCATCTCTATAATGACCATTATCCCAAGCCTCGTTGATAACCTCTACATTAGACCTTGAAATTTGGTAGGCAGTACCATCGTCTATATCTGAATGTTTTGGTTGTAATATTAAATATTTTTGCATTTTGTTTTCTCCCAAAAGGTTAGGGGGAACAAGTCCCCCATGTTGTTATTGATTACCTAATAATTTATTGCAGTAGAAAGATGCAATATCGTAGTTATTTTCTTCTTCTTTATTTGAAAAAATATCTGTACCATTATTCTTCATTGTTTGAATAAGGTGGTTTTTCTCAAAAACGTTAAAGTAAAAAGGAACCTTCTTCTTTTCTTTTTTACCATTCTTGATAACCTCTTTATCAATTATCTTCATCAATCTTGCACAAGATTTTGCACCTTTTAATTCTTTGCCAGTTAGATTGTAATAATCTACTGCTTGTCTGAATGTGCAAAATTCTGTACCTAAACCTTGTAATAGGTCTATGTTGTTACCTTGATATTCTTGATTTGTAGTAAAATTTATCATTGTTTTCTCCCAAAAATTGATAATTTATGATTCTATAGTAACAAATACTAAATATAAGTCAACACAAAAAAGGTTCTTTTTTATAAATATTTGTAATTTTGTTTAAAAGCACTATCTATATAAATAAGAAACTGCTACACTTAATGTGTTGTTTAGGAGTAACAATGTTAAATAGAGCACAGTTTTCAAAACTTATGGAGAAAGGAAACAAAAAAATGGCAATGCATGGTGGAAAAAAAGGGGCAAAGAAAAAAACAATGAAAAAAAAGACAATGAAAAAAGGTAAAGGCGGATATGGAAAAAAATAATCAGCAACAAGATGTAACAATCGTGGTTACTGGTGTTTCAATGTCTGGGGAGGCATCTATAAATGAACACAATGGACCTATTAAATCTGATAAAGAAGAACCTACAAACGAAGAAAGCGGAAATAGCGAACCAAATGGTTGACGGACGAATGTCTGATTTTCAATCATACCAAAAGAACGTTGGCATTGCACAAGGTTTAGAAGAGTCTTGTGAGATGATTGACGAAACAATCAAACAAATAAATATAGGAGATGAATAACGTGACTCATCAACACGGAAAAATATATGCAGATAGTTTGTCAAAAGCGACTATTGCATCTCACCAACTTCCAAAACCTTTGAACTGGAAGGTTCTAATTCAACCAGCAGAAATCGCTACACAGACCAAAAGTGGTATAATATTACCAGAAACTGCTAAAGATAATCAGCAAATTCTAACTGCTCATGGTCATGTTGTTGCATTAGGTGAATTGGCATACCGAGACAGAGATACAGGTGCTAAATGGAGGCAAGAAACAACACCTAATGTCGGCGATTTTGTTACATTTGGCAAATATGCAGGTCAAAAGATTGTTGTTAATAATGTTCGGTTTATTTTACTCAATGATGACGAGATTACATCAATCTTGCCAGAAGGTGTAAAAGTAACTGCTTATATTTAAAGCGAAACTTGGAGGTCGCAACCATGGAAAATAATATAGACGAAAAGGTTTTAGATGAAGTCAATGCCGAAATTAATGAAAGTATTGATGAAGCTAAAAATAAATTAAAAGAACAAGATATTGAAATTGAAGTTAACGATGAACCAATAACAAATACAAAAGAAGAAAAATCAACAGGAGCCAAAAAAACAGAAATATCCGATGAAGATATGAGTTCGGCGGTACAAAGAAGAATAAAAAAAATAATTCGTGAAAAGAAAATAGCTGAAGAAGAAGCTCAAAATCTACAAAATACTGTTCAAGGTTTGACCAAAAGACTCGAAAAGATTGAAAAATCTAACGAGTCACAAGGGCAAAATCAATTAGCAGAACATTATAATTTAGTTAAAAGAGCTTTAGCAAAAGCCATTGAAGAAGGTGATACTGACAAGCAAGTTAAATTTAATGAAGAATTGGTAGATATAAAAACTGCTATTGCACTTCAAAATCAAGCGAGGGCACAACGACAACAGAGCGAGACAACCTCGCCAAACGTTGGACGAGCACAGCAACAAGCCACAAATCCTGCACCAGAAAGAGCAATGAGTTGGTGGAGAGAAAATAATTGGTTTAATGCTAAAGGTTTTGAAAAAGAAACTGCAATGGCTAGGGCAATAGATGTTCAACTTGATATTGAGGGATATGATAAGAACGATGCATCATATTATGATGAATTAAATAATCGTTTACAAAAGAACTTTCCCGAGCTAATATCTAAAAAGGAAGTTTCTATAGAGAGGCCTAGACAAAGTAGACAAGCAGTTGCACCCACTACAGGTGGTCAGGCTTACAGAGGAAACAGAATACGAATGACTTCGGAGCAACTACGAATGGCAAGAGAGTTAGGTATTACAGACCCTGAGCATCTTAAAAAGTATGCTAAAGAAATTAACACTTTAAACAGGAAGGATAACTAATATGTCTAGTAGAAGCACAAGAAGTGATTTAAGGATTTCAATAAGAGAAGAGGATGCAAGACCTCAAACTCATTGGACTCCACCAGCATTGTTGGATGCTCCAGAAGCACGACCGGGGTATGTTCAACGATGGGTAGCTACCACGATACAGGGTAAAGAAACTCCCGATAACGTGTACAAACGTATGCGAGAAGGTTGGGAACCAAGAAAATCTGATACTGTCAAAGAACAGCACTTTCCTACAATCAATCATGGACAATGGGTTGGTTGCATAGGTATTGAAGGTATGCTTCTTTGTGAAATGCCAAAAGAAAGACATCAGCAGATGAAGGCATATTACAATGAGAAGTCAGACCAACAAAATGAAGCACTGTCTGGCGAATTAGATTCATTAGGTCGTAGAACTGGACAGCCAATCTATCAAGAAAGGCAAAGTTCATCTAGTCGTGGTAGACAGGTGTCTGCCATGGAGGATTAACACTTAAATCAAGAAGGAAGGTTTAAATTATGGCAAATGTCAATTCACCTTATGGGTTAATACCCCTTCGTCACATGAGTGGTAATGCACCAAGAGCAAACAAATATACTATTACATCTGGGTTAGCAGAGAATATTTTTACTGGTGACCTATGTATTCTTACAGCAGATGGTGTTCTTACACCTCATACTGCTACAGAAACAAATAATATAGGTGTTTTCGCAGGTGTATCATACACTGCAAGTGACGGAAGTTATGTTTATTCACAGTACTGGCCATCTGGTACAACTGCTACAGATATTATAGCATATGTATATGATGACCCATACATAGTCTATCGTATTCAATCTGCAGGAACACCGGCACAAACCAATATTGGTAACTGTGCAGACGTTGTTGCTGGTACAGGCTCCGCAACTACTGGTCAATCTGGTTTCAGTTTGAATGGTACAATGGGGACAGGTACTGCTACTTGTAAAATCATTGGTTTATGGGACGACCCAAGCAATAGTTTTGCACAGTATGCACAGCTTGAAGTAATTATTAACGAGCACTTGCTGAAAGCAACAGCAGGTATATAGGAGATTTAAACTATGGCTATGAATAGAGCACAATTTGCAAAGATGCTTGAGCCGGGTTTGAATACCCTGTTCGGCTTAGAGTATGATAGTTATCCACCAGAATTCGCAAAGGTTTTTGATGCAAATACATCAAACAAAGCTTTTGAAGAAGATGTGTTGTTAACAGGTTTTGGAAATGCACCAACAAAGAACGAAGGTGCCCCAATATCTTATGATACAGCATCTCAGCAGTGGACTGCTAGATATCAACATGAAACTGTCGCCTTAGCATTTTCTATTACAGAAGAAGCTGAAGAAGATGGACTATATGGTTCTATCGCTTCAAGATATACAAAGGCATTAGCTAGAAGTATGTCTTCTACAAAAGAAATTAAAGCGGCAACAATTTTAAACAATGCAACATCTGCAGGAGTTTATGCAGGTGGTGATGGAGTGGCATTATTATCTACTGCTCACCCAACATCAAGTGGTAACCAGAGTAATACTCTAGCAACCGCCGCTGATTTGAGTGAGACATCATTAGAGTCACTTTTAATTCAAATTGCAGATATGAAAGACGATAAAGGTCTTAGAATTGCGGCACAGGGACAAATGTTAATTATCCCAACTGCATATACCTTTACTGCTCAAAGAATATTGAATAGTGAATTAAGAGTGGGAACAGCTGATAATGATATCAATGCTATCCGTTCTGGTTCTTACCTACCTCAAGGTTATCATATTATGAGAAGGTTAACAGATAGCGATGCATTCTTCATCAAGACAGACGTACCAGATGGTCTCAAAATGTTCCAAAGGTCTCCATTAAAGAGAGGTGTAGAGGGCGATTTTGAAACTGGTAATGTTCGTTATAAAGTTCGTGAAAGATATTCATTCGGTTTTACAGACTGGAGAGGAATATTTGGAACTGAAGGAGCGGCTTAATACCTCGCACGGTACGGAGAGGGGCTTTGCCCCTTTCCAACTAATATTAACCTTGACTGCATAAGCAGACACTAGCCAAGACAAGGAGAATAACATGGCTAAATCAACTTTTTCGGGACCAGTGGTATCCAATAATGGTTTTATATCAGCGGGTTCTAATAACGTAAAAAATATTACAGCAGAAGAAACATTAACATTTAATGACCATGCAGGTCGTATCATAGAGGTAAATGATGCTGATGGTGCGGTTACATTACCATCCATAGTATCTGGTGAGATTGGTGCTAAATACACATTCTTTATTGGAACAACTGCCTCAGATTTAGATATTCAAACAGATGGCACAGATAAATTTGTAGGTTCTGTTATGGTTTCAGTTGACGATGGTGCTATTAAATCTTTCGTACCGGGTGCAACAAATGATGTTATCTCAATGAATGGCACTACAACAGGTGGTATTGCAAATAGCTATGTAGAGGTTACAGCACTTGCTACTGCAGAATACCTAGTTCAAGGTGTTTTAATTGGTTCTGGAACAATAGCGACACCATTTGCAGATAGTTAATAGGAGGTATTAATGGCTGATATTACATCAAGCACTATACTTTCTGAAAACACTCGTGAAATTGTAATGGCATTTCAATATCAATATGTTGATACTGGAGATGAATCTGCAGTAACAAAAGTTGATGTTTCTTCATTACAAGCAAATGATAATGGTGATGCATGCACAGGTGTAAAAATATTAAAATGCACTTGGGTTATCAAAGGAATGACAGTAAGAGTCTTGGCAGATGCCAGTACAGATATAATTATGCTTAACCTTGACGAAGGTCAAATTGGTGAAGTTAATTATAAAGATGTCGGTGGTTTACCAAGTACATCATCAACAGGTACAAGCCCAACTGGTGATATAAAATTTACCACAACAGGTGCAGGTGCAGGTGATTCTTACCAAATAGTCCTAACCATGGCAAAAAAGTATTAGGAGAATAAAATGGCTCAAGTATCTTCAATAAGCAGAGTTGGTACAACAGAGCCATTTTACCTTCAAGTTGCCCGTAATCAAATATCATTTCATAAAAGTAATTTTAAATTTGGTTTTAACCCAGATGTTGATGATTCTTTAGAAACGGTATGGGCACAAGGTGGTTTATATTCATATTTGGCATCAGCCTCTGTTCTTAAGGTTTCCAGTTCTTCAACCTCAGATACTTCAGCAGGCACTGGTGCTAGAACTGTAGAGCTTTTTGGATTAGATGCAAATTATGACGAGATAAGCGAAACAATTACATTAAATGGTCAGACTGCAGTAAATACAACTAATGAATTTTTAAGAATAAATAGAATGGTCGTCAAATCAGCAGGAACTGGCGGTCAAAATGCTGGTGTTATATATGCAGGTACTGGAACAGTTACTACTGGAGTTCCAGCAAATAAATATGCGACTATTGCCATAGGAGATAATCAAACTGTAATGGCATTATGGACAGTACCAAGTGGTTATACTGCGTATTTATTACAGACAGATATAACTGTAGCTACTACACAAAATAATAAATTTTGTACTGTTCATTTGGTTGCAAGACCAGATGGGGAAGTGTTTCAAATTAAGGATAAATTCGTTAAGGCAGAAAGTTCAGTACATCAAGCATACACTATACCCTTAAAATTTGAAGAAAAAACAGATATTGAAGTAAGGGCAATAGGCGATAGTGCAGGTGCCGACATAGCCATATCTGCTGGAATGGATTTTATATATATACAGAATGATGGAGCTTAAATATGGCGACTTCTGGTACAGTTGCATTTAGACCAAATGTTGAAGAAATAATAACAGAAGCATATGAAAGATGTGGTCTTGATATACAAACAAGAACTGGAGACCATGCCATATCTGCTCGTAGAAGCCTTAATCTTTTATTTTCTGAATGGGCTAATCGTGGAATAAACTATTGGACAGTTTCACAAAATACATTAAATCTAAGCGAAGGTACAAGTTCTTATAATCTACCTGCAGGTGTTTTAGATTTCTTAGATGTTGTCATTTACGATAGTGCAGAGGCAACAAGAACAGATACAATACTAAATAGAGTTACAATATCTGAATATAATCAAATACCAAATAAATCTGATACAGGTAAACCTAACCAATATATGCTTGATAAAGGTAGGCAAACAGGTTCAAACAATATTTATAAGGTTTTTGTTTGGCAAACACCAGATAAAGATACATATAGATTAAATTATTGGGCAATGACACAATTAGAAGATATTACACTTTCTAATCAAGATACAGATATACCATACACATGGTCTGAATGTATATGTGCAGGGTTGGCAAGTAGATTATCATTAAAATATGCACCAGATAAATACCAATTATTAAAATCTATATATGATGAAGCATTTGGTTTTGCATCAGCAAATGATAACGATGGTGTATCATTGAAATTACAACCAACTGGATTAAATTTACGATAATGGCAAGATTTGCATCAGGTAAAAAATCTAAGGCAATAAGTGATATAAGTGGTTTTGAGGTACGTTATCCTCAGTTAAAAACTACATGGGATAATCTTAGGGTAGAACCAGAAGAATACGACCCGAAACACCCTCAGCTTACACCTGCGAAAAATGTAGTTGATGCAACAGCTTTATTCAATCCAAGACCAGATAACGACCCAGAAAACGTAACGATTAATATTGGATTTACTCAAGACATCTTTGCTTCAAGAATTGCTAGGTCGCAGACAGGTGTAAGTATATCGTGTTTAGGTTCTATAGGTTTTGTAGGTATATCTTTAGATGAACCTGTAACAGGTCAAGTTGGAACGACTGCGATAGGAGCATATGCACCGGGATTTGAAATTACTGGTGTCAGTGCCACAGGTACGGTTAATGATGTCATAGCAGAAGACCAAACAGATGTATCACCAACAGGTTTAAGCGGTAATACATCTATAGGAAATTATCAGACTGGTGCAGTAGTAACTGGTGTACAAGCGACTGGTGCTACAGGTACAGAAACAATTAATTCTGATAGAGTATTTGAACTTGCTAATGGTGGTGTTAGTGCTACTGGAGCAACTGGAGATGAAAGCTTTGATACCCAAACAGGAACATTAACAAGTGTAACTGGAACATTTACGATAGGGGCATATGCACCAAATACAGATGTGGCATCTACTGGGGTGGCAGGAACTGGTACAATAGGTACATTTGGTGAAGAGGGCGATGGAACACTCAATTTAACTGTAACACCTACAAGTGCTACTGGAACAGCAAATGCAGGTGTTGAGGTAGCCGAATCTGAAATACCAGAAACCAATACAAATGGTTTTGGTGAGAATGGATTTGGAACAGGTGTTTGGGGTGGCGATGAAGAAGTCAGAGGAACTGGTGGTATTGGTGACTCAACAATAGATATATTTAATGGACCAAATCCACAATCTGGTGTCGCAGGTACATCAGCATTAGGTACATCTGTAACAGAAAGTGAAATAACAGAAACAGGAGTTAGTGCTACTGGTACAATCGGTACATCTACATTCTTTATAGAAACCGCTATTGATGTAACTGGTTTAACTGGAACATCTGGTGCAGGAAGTGTAGAAGCACAAATTAATCCGGGTTTTGGAGAGGGTGCATGGAGCGAAGGAACATGGGGTGAGTAAATGAATTATACAGAATTGGTAACAAACATACAAAATTTTATAGAAGATGATGGCACAGAATTTACCACATCTATACCAGAAATAATAACACAAGCTGAAAACATGATATTTGCCAGATTACCTAATCTACCGTGTTATAGGCAAACATTATCAGCCAATTTTGCTATAGGCACAAATGAATATGATGTAGCAAATGCTAGAATGATACGACAGGTGGCTGTTACAAAGGCAAATAGCGATGTTATTTACCTTAAACATAGAATAGATAGTTATCTAAGAGATTTTGTGCCAAATGCAAGCACACAAGGTGAACCGTTTATGTATGCTACAAAAAAGGCAACAACATCTGGTATTAAAATATTAATAGGACCTACACCATCAGCAACATTAGCATATGAGGTTGATTTTATAGGTCTTGAAACAGGTTTATCTTCAACAAATTCAAATAACTGGGTTGGAGATAATGCAGAGCAGGTTTTATTATCGGCTTGTCTATATGAAAGTTCTTCTTTTCTAAAGGCACCAGATAGTGTAAACTTGTATAAAGCACAGTTTGATGAGGCAATAGCATTGTTTCAACAAGAAATGCAACGTAATTACCAAGCAGAATACGAAGGAGGTATTTAACAATGGCTATAACACAAGCAATGGCGACTTCATTTAAGTCAGAAATATTGCAAGAAGGACATAATCTAGCATCAGATACATTAAAGATAGCTCTTTATAGTAGTTCTGCCTCGCTAGATGCAACAACAACAGCATATACCACATCTAATGAAATAACTGGAACAGGTTATACAGCAGGTGGTGTAACTCTAACAAACCAAACAGTAGATACTTCTGGAACTACTGCATATTTTGATGCTGATGACCCAACATGGACAAGTGCTAGTTTTACTGCTAGAGGTGCATTAATCTATAATAGTACCAATTCAGATAAGGCTATAGCGATATTAAATTTTGGTGGTGATTTTACTGTTTCTTCTGGTACATTTAGAATAGTGTTTCCAGCGGCAGGAGCAAATGCGATTATTACCATAGCCTAATAAGGAGTTTCAGTAATGGCAAGTAGCTACGATAATGATTTACGATTAAATGAATTGGGGACTGGCGATGCTAGTGGAACTTGGGGCACAATAACCAATGGGAATCTATCTAATATTGCTCAAGCACTAAGTTTTGATACACAAGATTGTTTTACTACAGATGCTAATGCAACAACAACTGTAGCAGATGGTTCAGCAGACCCCGCAAGAGCAATTTACTTCAGAGTAACATCTTCTGCAACATTAACTGCAACAAGAACTTTAACTATTGGTCCAAATACAATCAGTAGGCTTCAGTTTATAGAAAATGCCACAACAGGCAGTCAAACTATAACTATTAAGCAAGGTTCTGGTGCAACTGTTAATATCGAAAATGGTCGAACAAGAGCAGTTTATTTAGATGGTGCAGGCTCAACTGCTAAGGTAGTTGATGCATTTGCAGAATTTGGTATAGGTGCAATAAACGGACTAACATTTCCAACATCTGATGGAACAAATGGTCAATTTCTATCAACAAACGGAAGTGGTACATTATCTTTTGCTACTGTTGATTTATCAACAAAGGCAGATATTGCAAGCCCTACATTTACAGGTACACCTGCCGCTCCTACTGCTAGTGCAGGAACAAACACAACACAGTTAGCAACAACAGAGTATGTTACAACTGCAGTAGCAAATGCAGAACCATTCCCTTCAGGCACATCAATGTTGTTCCAACAAACTGCAGCACCTACTGGTTGGACAAAGCAAACAACACATGATGATAAAGCACTAAGGATTGTAACTGGTACTGTTGGTACTGGTGGTAGTTCTGCATTTAGTACTGCTTTTGGAACTCCAAGTGTTGCAGGTGGTTCTGTTAGTGGTAATCCCGGAACAAATCAAACTGTTAGTGCTGGAAACTTGGCTGTGAGTATAAGTGGTAACATCTCAAATACAACATTAACAACAAGTCAAATACCAAGTCATAGTCATAGTATACCAGTAAAGGTAGCTGAAGGCGGACCTTCTAATATCATCAATTACGCTACTGAAGGTACTAATGCTAATGTTAATTCAGCTAATACTGGAGGTGGTGGTTCTCACAATCACGGTCATAACTTGAGTGGTAGCCTGACTGGTAGTCCAACTCTTAGTGGTAATATAACAGCAGGTAACTTAGCAGTTGGTGCATCTACTGCATCTATTAATGTTAACTATGTAGATTTTATTATAGCTAATAAGGACTAATATGAAATTAGAAGTACAAGATAATTGTCCATTAAATAATTTTAAAAAATGTAAACAATTTAAGTGTGCATGGTTTGTGCAAATGAAAGGCACAAATCCAAATGATGGTAAAGAAGTAGATGAGTATGCTTGTGCTATGGCATGGTTGCCAATGTTGTTAGTAGAAAATGCTATGCAATCAAGACAAACTGGTGGTGCTATAGAGTCATTTAGAAATGAAATGGTAAAGGCTAATGAGTCAAATCAAAATTTATTAGAGCTTTCTAAGTTTATGGAGCTAAAAAATAACAAGGTAATTTCACAATGAATGATATGACTAAAGTAAAAAATCTAACATTTATTAGCTCATATGATATAGCATCAAATGATTATTGTAATAGAATGATTGCTAAGTTTGAAGAGATAGCGAACAATACTTCATTGATGCAAACGAGTATCAATAATGGCACAGAACAATATGGTGCAAAAAGAAGAAAAGATTTATCTATATTTTTCAATGAAGCACATAATAACGCATTAGATTTACAACAAGAAACCAATCAAATATTAGATGAAGGTCTTAAATTATATATGGAAGATTATCCTTCGTTAGGAACTTGCCATAATTTTTATAGCCATGCTGTTAAGGTGCAAAAAACACCACCAAAAGGGGGTTTTCATGTATGGCATTGTGAAAGAGGTACATCTGATGGTAGTAGATGTCTAACATGGACTATATATTTAAATGATATTCCTGAAGGTGAAGGTGAAACAGAATTTTTAGAATATGGTATTAAGGTACAACCAAAAAAAGGTAGGGTATGTTTCTTCCCTGCTGATTGGACACATACACACAGAGGTAATGCAGTTTATACACACGATAAATACATAGCTACTGGTTGGTATTATATAGCACAATAGGAGATAAAAGATGGCTAAAATAATGTATACATATGAAGGCGAAGCAGACAATACAGCAAGAATTGCTATTGATGGTGAAAATATAGACTCAGTAAACTTTGTTGGTTTTGTTGATAGTAATATTCATGCTATTCAATGGGATGGTACAAGTGGAGAAATTGAATATAAAGATGATACACCAAATGCAACTATATCTGATATATCTTCTTATGGTTTTGAAACAAAATTTGCTACAGAAAAACAAGCTATAGCAGATGCCGAAGCTCAAGCTGAAGCAGATAGAATTGCTAACATGACATATGCAGATAAAAGAGTAGCAGGGTATCCATCTATAGGCGAACAGTTAGATGACATTTATCACAATGGCATTGATGGTTGGAAAGGTACAATCAAAGCAATTAAAGATAAATATCCTAAATCATAATTTTCAAAGATTATAAATATGAAAAAATCTTTAGAAAATAATAGTAAATATAATGAATATGATGCTGATGGCGATGGTGTTGTATCAGATGAAGAACTGGCTCACGTTACTGAAATAAAAAAATTAGAACATGATTTACGAAAACAAAGGGCACAAAGGCGCATGGCAACTGCAAGTTTGGTTGCTATGGGTTTGTTTACTGGTTCAATGTTCTTTGTTGATATTGAAAGAGTTAAGGCTTTGGCAGATATTTCTAATCTTTTCTATATCAGCGGTGCTGGTATTGTGGGTGCATATATGGGTGCATCTGCTTTCATGAATAAAAAATAATGTTTAAGGCATTTGTTACGATTTGTGTGATATCAATGCCTCAAAAATGCCAGACACTAGAAGATACAAGAGGTCCCTACGAAACAAAACAAGAATGTAAACAGAGAGCATTAGAAATTAGTAGGCAAGTTGATAAATATTATCCGCTTTGGAAACCTTTTAAATATTCATGTAAAGAGTTGCCAATAGGGAGGTTGGAATGGAAAATATAGTTTTAGATGCTTGGAATGATTTAAGTTATATTGAGGGAGTTTTATTTACTTTTTGGCTATTTATATTGTATTATGGTAAAGTATGGATAGATAGTAAGTTTGATAGAAAAAAATGTCCAAGATGCGGAAGTTAGTGGGGTTATATGTTACAGGCACTTATTGGACCAGTTACAGGTTTATTAGATAAATTTATACCAGATGCCGACCAAAAGGCCAAACTCGCCCACGAGATAGCCACCATGTCTGAAAAACACGCCCAAGAGGCTTTGCTTGCTCAGTTAGAAATTAACAAGGCTGAAGCCCAATCTGGTTCTATATTCAAGGGTGGTTGGCGACCTGCAGTTGGTTGGGTATGTGCGATTGCCTTTGCCTATCATTTTATCATAAAAGATTTAATTATATTTGGTGCCACTTTTGCAGGTGCAGAATTACCAGATTTGCCAGAATTTGATATGGGTACACTCTTAACCGTTCTCGGCGGAATGCTTGGCATAGGGGGACTTAGGACATACGAAAAGCAAAAGGGATTAACAAAATGAGTGAAAATAAATTCTGTTTTAGATGTAAAATAAATATGCAGAAACAAATTCTTGTTAAAGAAGATGTTATACAAACAATAAGATATATATGTCCTGCTTGTGAATTAATTGAAGAAGACGTTGATTTAAGTCGCTCTAAATATTCTGCATGGTCGGCATTAGATGTTTTGAAAGAGGCTTAGATGGATATTGAACAGCTAAAAACAGAATTAATTGAAGACGAAGGTGTGAAATACGAAGTATATTTAGACCATTTAGGATATAAAACATTTGGTATTGGGCATTTATGCAGGTCTACAGACCCAGAAAACGATTATGAGGTAGGTACAGAGGTTAGCGAAGAAAGAGTTAACGAGGCCTTCTTAAAAGACGTTGAAAAGGTACTTGAAGATTGTACCATTCTTTATGATGAGTTTTATACTTTACCAGACGAGGCACAATTAATTATTGCCAATATGATGTTCAATCTTGGGCGACCTCGTTTATCTAAATTTATTCGCATGAAAGAAAATGTAACAAACCATGATTGGAAAGGTGCAGAAAATGAGATGCGAAATTCAAAATGGTTTCGTCAGGTTCCCAATAGGGCAGAAAGATTATGTACTAGAATGGGGAATATAGCAGTTTGAGTTATAGGCTTCTAAAATTAAATGCAGGTATTGTAAAAGATATTACCGAATATTCTGCAGGTAAAAATGGACCATTCTATGTTGATAGCAATCTAATTAGATTTAGAAATGGTTACCCTACTAAAATTGGTGGTTGGGAACAAGAGGTATATTATAATAATGTGAATACAGAGGACGAAATATTAGCACAAGGCAAACCTAAAAATGCAATCTTTTGGCGAGCTGATACAGATGGTATAGATAGAATTGCACTTGGTACACATAATCATTTATATATTATAAATAATGGTGTTTTGTATGATATTACACCTTTAAGAAAAACATCACTTAATTTGTCTAACCCATTGGCAACAACCGAAGATTCTACGACAATTACTGTTACAGATACAGGTCATGGTGCCAAAGATGGAGATTTTGTAGTTATAGAAGAAGCGACTGCGGTAGGTGGTATTAGTGCAGATACACTAAATAGGATAGAAGGTTTTTCAATTACATATGTTGATGCTAATACATTTACAATAGAATCACCGACACAGGCTACAAGTAGTGCGACCGGTGGAGGTACGGCTTTAGACATAAAATATCTTATTGGTCGTGATGATAATATGAATATACAGAGTGCTGATACTGCCACAGGTTGGGGTGTTGGTACTTGGGGCGAAGATACTTGGGGAACAGCAAGAGATGTCACAAGTGATACGGTTGCATTAGAGGCAACACAATGGTCTTTAGAATTATGGGGAGAAGATTTATTAGCAAATAATAGAAATGGCCAAATATATTATTGGGATACCTCAACTGGCGAAAGTTCAAGAGCCGTATTGGTATCAAGTCTCGCAGGTGCAGATGGCGTGCCAACAAAGAATAGAACAATTGCAATATCTTTCCCAGATAGACATCTTATAGTTGGAGGCACAACCAATATAGGTACAACAACACTTGACCCAATGTTAATTAGATTTTCAGACCAAGAGGATTTTACAAATTTTACACCTTCAGCAACCAATACATCTGGAGACCAAAGACTAGAGGTGGGAAATAAAATTATATCTATTATACCTACAAAAGATGAAACATTTATAAATACTGATGAGGCTGTATATGGAATGACATTTGTTGGTCCACCATTTACATTTTCTTTTAGATTGTTGGCTGTTAATTGTGGTGCAGTTGCATTAAATGGTTCAATAAGTGTTGATGGTAATGTTTACTGGATGGGGAAAAGTAACTTTTTTGTTTATAATGGAGCGGTTCAAGAATTACCATGCACAGTTAAATTCTTTGTATTTAATAGAATACAATACCAATTTATTGATAAAACTTTTGTTGGACAAAATAAAAAATTTAACGAAATTACTTGGTTTTATGTTAGCGAAGATAATTCAGCAGGTTCAGATAATCCCGAACCAGATAGTTATGTAACATATAATTATGTAGAAAACGTATGGTCTGTTGGTACACTAGATAGAAACGTTTGGCTTGATGCACAAGGTTTTAGAAATGTACCTTTTGCATTTGATGCTAATGCCAAATTATATGACCATGAAAGCGGAACAAGTGCAAATGGTGATGCGATGAACTGTTTTATCGAGAGTTCAGAACTTGAAATTGACGAAACTGGAAATAGAACCTTTTTAATAGATAGAATTGTACCAGATGCAACATTAACAAGTGATACAAATTTATTCTTAGAATTTAAATGTCGTAAATTTCCAAATGGTTCTGAAACCACAAAAGGTCCATTTACAATTACACAATCTACTGAAAAAGTAAGTACAAGAGCTAAAGGCAGACAAATAGCAGTAAAATATTCAAGTACAGGCACAAATGATGAATGGTCATTAGGCGATTTTAGAATAAATGCAAAAGAGGATTCAATGAGATGATTAGATTACCACAGCCTCCAAGTGTATATAGATTAAATGCCCTAGATTCAGCAAAACAAATATATGATTTTGCAAGAAATCTTGTATCTGCATTAGAAATACAACAGACACAGGTTAACAGAACAACACAGGCACAAACACAAGAAACTGAAGACCAAGCAACAGCAAAGGGATTTTTCTTTGGCTAATAATTTTAAAAATGCAAAAGCAGATTTAACATCTACTGATAATACAACGATATATACTTGCCCAACTGCAGTAGAAACAGTTATTAAAAGTATATTAATTAGTAATGATAGTGGGAGTTCTGATACAATAGATATTACTTTAACTGCAGGTTCTGATGTTTTTAGTCTTTTTAAGGCTAAATCAGTTGCTTCAAATACAACAGTTGAATTATTAGAACAACCACTTATAATACAAGAAAGTGAAATATTAAAAGCACAAGCGACAACAGCAGATAGATTGCATATAATTGTTAGCTTTTTGGAGGTTAGTTAATGGCAGA